TGGTCACGAGAAGGCAGGTCAGCCGTTGTTCTACCGCAAGTTTGTTCCTGCACGGTTGACCGATAATCCCCACCTCATGGCTGACGGACAATACGAGGCCATGTTGCGTTCGCTCCCAGAAGTTGAGCGGAAGAGACTTCTCGACGGGGATTGGGATGTGGCAGAGGGAGCGGCCTTCCCAGAATTTTCACGAGCGAGACATGTGGTCGAACATTTTGAGCTTCCCACGAACTGGCCCCGCATACGTGCCGCCGACTACGGCTACGCAAGTCCGTCGGCGGTTCTTTGGGGTGCTATTGACTGGGATAATAATATTTGGATATATCGTGAGTTGTATGCAAAACACTTGACAGCAGAAGACTTAGCTGCTAAAATACTAGAAGTAGAACAACTTGACCCGCTACCTCACTACACTGTATTGGATTCTTCGTGTTGGAACAAGACGGGTATGGGTCCGTCGATAGCAGAAACCATGATGAGATGCGGAGTTAGGTGGACACCATCTGACCGTAATCGTATTCAGGGTAAGATGGAAGTACACCGCCGATTGGCAGATGACCCCTACACAAATGAGCCACGCCTTCGCATATTTTCTTCCTGCCAGCATACCATTAAACAACTTGCAGGAATACCTCTCTCTAAAACAAACAGCGAAGATGTGGACACAAAAGCGGAAGACCATGCATACGATGCGTTACGATATATGGTAATGACACGCATGAGCGGATACGCTGCAATACACCAACAACTAGGCGCAATCAAGAACCACGTATACAAGGTTCAAGATGAAGTATTCGGATACTAATCGATGGCACTAAATCCTGAAACAGCTACCGCCCGTGAAGTTGCAGAACTGTATGCAACTGAACAGAAACTGTCTGTAGGTGCAAAGGCATATGGTAATATGGTTGCCAAGTATCTGGGCGATGTTGCCGATCAATCTGGATCAGCCATAAGTATATTCACTCCTGATGAAACTGGAGAAACACTTCTATCCAAAACATTTAAAAATTTGGACTTGGAAGTAGACAATCCAAAACAGTCTATGCAAGCCTTACGACAGGTAGGTTTGCGTATCGCCAGAGAACTTCCAGCTAATAGTAATATATTAGCTTTTTTACCTGAAGAAAAGCCTGACACACCAAAGAATGTTAAAATCTTTGGCATCAAGGAACCAGCAAAAGCTGTATCAGAGGTATCTATAAAAACAGATGCTGCAACTATGCAGAATTTCTTTAGGCAAGTTGCAGAGATAGCAAAAGACCCGAAACAAGAAGCTGCAGCTATGGCTGTGCTTTTTAACATGCAGAATGGTCTTCGTCCCAATGCAGTATCTCAACTAAAAACAAGTTCCTACTATCCTGATACTCGTGCTATCTATATATCAGCAGAAACAAAGGGTGCAAAGGGACGTAGAGTTAATGTTCCCCTAAATGATATTGGGGATGCTATTCTACAGTCTAGGCTACAGGACGGTAAAACAGCGGGTGGTTATTTTTTTGTAAAGGAAAATGGTAAACCTGTTTCATCAACAGATATGACCAACGTTTTAAAACAGGTCAAGATACCCGGACTGATTTTTGATTCTGCAACAAACAAAACATTTGATAGTCTAGCTCCTGAAGGTAAAGCAGGAGAAGTCCCCGGAAAAAGGGGAGCCGCACTTCTTAGAAACCTTCACACTAAAGTTGCACAACGTAGTGGTATATCCTTTGAACGAATTGCATACTTACAAGGTAGAAGTTTGAAGGCTGCTGCTGAAGGCTCTACAGGAGAGGTTACAGGATACGCCCAAGAGTACCCCGGCGACTTAGATCCAAAGGGACCGGATGCACGTAACGCAAACATTGTGTCCACGTATTTTGCAAATGCAGCTTCTGAAGCAGGGTTTAACATAACTGAATCCGTGCCACCACCAGAACAAAGAGTTGGCAGAGGCACACCGGGATACGAAGCTTTCTTTGATGCACCCGTTGAAACTAAGAAGATGCCAACATCTGCTGCTTCTGTCGAATCTGCTGCTCCATCCAGCCCTGCAGATTTCAGTCCAGAAACTAAGGATGCCCTTACCAAAGCAGGTTTCAAGATAGACTTTTCTAAATTATCATCAATAGCTACTGGTGTTGCTACCACAGCAGGAACTGCTCTTGCTGGAACGGCACTCTACGAAGCTATTCGTGATCCTAAAGGGGCTGGAGCAGCATTTGCACGGGACACAGCTATGGAGGCTGCGCTACTGGCAGCTAAAGCTCCAGCGGCTGTTGCTGGTGCCGCTGTGATGACTGTTGATCCTAGTTTGGGAGTTGGTATCTCACCATCCACCCTGCGACCAGAGGACAGAATGGAAGCATTAGCTATGCAAGATTCGGCTATGAAATTAAAGCCCGAAGCAGGAAAGAATTTTATTCCTGCACCTGAAGTTGAAGATGACAACTTCCTAACCATGAAACCATAACATAGGGGAGATATCCTATGCCAGACAATAACTACAACTACGGTGCGTCCTACATTATGAACTCTGATAAAGAGACTGTGGACAATCAGCCGGGTGTAAACAAACTATACCGTGAAGGTCTTGAGTTCCCAACTCGTGTAAAGACCGGACCAATCACTGAAGACATGCCTAAGAAGCAAACAAAGCCTACAGTAGAAGCCTCTTTGTTCAAGATGGCTGATGACAGACCTCAAGGCAACAACTAAAGGTAAATCATGGCTGACGATTTTCTTGAGCCGGATGACGATACGTCAATTCCCGTAATCTCTCCTGCAGAGCAGATGCCGGGACTTGCCGGGTATATTCGTGCTAAGTTCGATGACGCAGAGCATGGACGCTTTTCATATGAGCAGCGTTGGATTCAGGCGTACAAAAACTTTCGCGGGATATACGATTCTACTACACAGTATCGTGATTCCGAACGATCAAAGGTGTTCATCAAGATCACCAAAACAAAAGTTCTTGCGGCATATGGACAAATCGTTGACATCCTGTTTGCAAACAAAAAGTTCCCGTTGGTTGTGGAATCAACACCAATGCCAGAGGGTATCGAAAAGTTTGCACACATGCGAACACCTGCAGATGAATTACAGTCAGAAGAAGATCCGTATGGATTTGAAGGTGACGGACGGCAACTAGAACCGGGTGCCATGTCTGCCGGACACAAACTTGGAACCTATGGTAAAGAGTTTGGTGATCAAATCGTTCCGGGTAAAGCAAAGGTTGGAGAGCCACAACTTGAACCTGCTAATGAAATGGCACGTCTCATGGAGCGGTGTATCCACGATCAACTTCTTGACACCAACGCTGTTAGTGTGCTGCGAAAAGCTATCTTTGAGTCGTCTCTACTAGGAACTGGTGTAATCAAGGGACCGTTCAACTTTTACAAGCGTGTGCACAACTGGAAATTGGATGAAGAGGGCAACAGAGTATACGAACCATATGAAAAGACTGTGCCTCGTATCGAACACGTGCCACTCTGGGACTTTCACCCAGACCCATCTGCAACAACCTTAGAAGACTGTGAATACGTAATTCAACGTCACAGATTTAACCGCCAGCAGCTTCGGGCGTTGGTAATGCGACCACACTTCGATGCAGAAGCTATCGCAGAGTGTTTAGCTAAAGGACCAAACTATCAGGACAAGTATTACGAAGACACAATTCGTGAGGACGAAACAGAAGCACACTACCAAGACAACCGATACGAAGTTTTGGAATACTGGGGTGTTCTTGATTCTGCCCTTGCCAACGAAGTTGGTTTAGAGGGTGCAAACGAAATGTCAGAGTTTGACCAGTTACAGGTAAATGTCTGGGTTTGTGGTCCTATAGTTCTTCGTTGCGTCTTAAATCCGTTTACTCCTGCACGTATTCCCTATCAGGCATTCCCATTTGAAATAAACCCATACCAGATCTGGGGCGTTGGTGTTGCAGAGAACATGGAAGATGCACAGATGCTGATGAACGGTCACGTTCGTATGGCAATCGATAACCTTGCTTTGGCTGGCAACCTTGTATTTGATGTGGATGAGGCCAGCTTGGTCCCCGGTCAGAACATGGATATATTCC